AGGGAAGGAAGGTGCTAGAGGATGTATTTCCTGTGACTGTCTCGTTCGGAGCTTGAACGTTATCCGTGGCACTCGTGACATCTACAAGACTCGTAGCTTGCATTGTATATTCGAATGTGTGAGAGTGTGTCGCACTTCCGCCTGTCTGTGTTGGGCTTCCTGTTATAGTAGTCTTAGCTGTTCCAGAGTCGTCAGAATGTGCACCAACAATAAAACGATTACGCAAGTCTGGTGTCCCATTGCTACCGTTACAGAGAACATATCCTGAAGGAATAGATGCAATATTTCCTGACCATAAGAGAATAACGCCAGTAGGTACTCCAGATGAAGAAGATGAGCCTACAAAACCTTTTGTAGCACCAATAAATCCATCCCAGACAATAGTATCTCGGTCAGAATTAGACCAGCCACCCATAGTTAGCTCCTTTGGGTTCCGATAAAGAGAACTATCGCCTTAGGGTCGTGGACTTGAGTGACTCCCATTTCCACAGCTCGAACCTTCACATGTCGATATTGATCTTCAATAGTGGTTGTCTGCATAGGGACAAGTTCTTTCCATGTTGCGCATCGCTTAGGTACACACAGCATAGCATAGGATGTGGTAACTGAGTTACTCTCGATAATATCTACTCCAAGGATGTTTCCTACACGACCATTTCGAGCAAGATCGTTACTGAATACAGGGAACTGTGCACCCTTGTCAGTTAGGTATTTGATAATACTTCGTGAGTCTCGTGGAGAAACGAAGAGGATTAAGCCATCAGTAGGATAGTTTTGTTCTGCAATAAGCTGCTTTGCGTTCATGATGTTATCAATGATAGCAGCGCTTGATTCGTTCCATGCACCAGTACCGTTAGAGGTCATGTTCACAGATTGAATATTTACTACTGTTCGGTTCTCAGTTAGAGCATCCCAGATAGCATCATCTACAGACTTTGCTACAGCTTCAGCAATCTTAAAGAGTGTTCGGTCTCGTACTGCGACATCATCAGAAAGCATATCTTCCCAGTGGATAACGTCTTCTAGACCATATTTCTCAATAACAGTCTGTACTCGTTCCCATTGAACAACAGCTTGAGGGAATTCTGCGCCACGTGGAATGCCTTTAATAGCGTTACCAGTAGGACCAGTTAATGGAGTGTTCTGTTCACGATAGAAGAAGTTTTTCCATGCTCCTGTTGGGCTAACAGCTACAGCTTGTTTGAACTTATATACGCGATCTGCATATCCCTTGACGATCTTATCATACAATACCGTACGTAAGTTCTGGTCTCCGATTGAATCATTTGTTGCCATAGTTATGCTCCGATGTTAAGTCGTACGACTATAACTTCTTGATCAGTTGCGGTTTCTTCTGCAATACCGAGGATGTATCCATAGGATGCTTCAGAGTGTACTAAAGATGCTGCCATAACTTCATTCTGTCCAGCCATGATGACTTTCTGTCCTTTGACAATAGCACCACTTGCTCGTAAATCGAAACGTCCACCAGTCCATACAGAAATACTTGTAGAAGTATCAGAAGCTTCTTTTTCCATAGCAGCAATACCGACAGGGATACCGTTGGTTCCTGCTGGTGTAGATCCAGGAGCTTCACCCTTTACAGCAGTAACAGGGTCTGAAAGTTGTAGAATATAACCGCGTGAGATTTGGGTACCATCAGCGACAGTGTAACGAAGAATTGGGTAGACTGCCGTAGCGTCTACTTTTACTGCCATTGGTCCTGTTGCCATATAGTTATTCGGTGTACCGAATATTTAAGCTTTTCTCTTTAGAAGTTTCTCTCGAACTTCTTTCTGGAATGGGTTAAATCTGTTCTGAATCTCGTTTTCTGTATCTGTAAAGCCGTAGCGGAACCAACAGAAGCCGATACAATAGCAAGCTAGGATATACAGTGCAGCAAAAATTAAAGCAGCTTTAGCGTCGATAATATCGTATAAACCAACAAAAGCTAAGGCATATTTAACGTAGCCTGTCAATGCAAAGCCTTTGTCAAAATATGCCTTATGTAATAAAAACTGATATTTCATCGAATGTTAAATGGACTTTCCTCGTCGAAGAGCCAACCACCTAAACTGCTTTTATAGTGGTTCACTGCTTTGATCAAAAGATCTTCGTTGATGTTCAGCTCCACACCATTCACGTTTAGAAAGTTGAGTCCAATATCGACGCAAGCTTTCCAAGCAAAAGAGGTTCCTACAAGTAGCCCTGCTACGAAGCCTAAGGCTAAACAGATTGTTAAGAATATAGCCGTCTTAGGGCTAATTATAACATTTCTTGTTCGTACAGGTCTTCCTTTGTTACTGGGTCTTTCCATATTCCTTTAACGTCTCGTTTGATACCGATAGGATACAATGCGACTCCATCTCGTGGGACAAATTTGTCAGTTGCAACTCGTGTGTATTTCACAGGTTCGAGTCCCAACATCTTCCTTAGTCCCCATCGATTCAGTTTTGCAGTTACTGGATGAACTTCTCCTTTCTCATCGACGTTAAGCATTGTTAATACTTCGTCGAGGCATTCTTCGGGAACAACATATTCCCAGAGTTCAATAGGTCGTAATGCTCCTTGCACTCTACAGACTTCATCTTGTCCAGTCTTGAGGTTCTTGCGTTTCCACCAGAACATTTGACTTTGTAGAAACATTATGAATCTGTTTCTTTCGTGCTTTATACCGCGTGTTGCGAATACAACATGTGCCATTATCTCTTGAAACGATTGAGTGCTTCTTGTACTTGGCGATCAATTTCGTCTTGTGCACTGGGAGCTTTTGCAGCTTGTCCTGAATCAATAACTCCGCCTAGTTTTGTTTTGGCATAGAGAAGTTCTAGAGCCTTTATTCGCTCTTCAGCTTTCTTGTTCTCTTCTTCCAACCTTTTAACGTAGCTGTCTGTTCGTTCAATAAGTCCAGTTGCTTGTGACTGATCCCCTCGCGGAGAATCTGCGCTTGAATCGCTTGTTGTTTCTGCCGATATGTTTGTTTCTTCACTCATGGTTCTATCCTCCTTTCAATTATAAGCATTAGAAAAACTTAAACAAATGTGTTGTATACTCCTTTTCCTCTTTCTGCCAGTATTCCTTGAACTGTGAGAATGCAACTATCGCACTCGCAATAAATGCCACCATGAATCCATTAGTGGTTATCTGTCCATCTGCGAGGCTACCAAGGAGTACAAGCACTCCTGCGAGTAATGAGTTTACAATGTTCCATATGATTTCACTTTTATTGCTCATCTTCTCTAAAGGTATATACGTCAGCTCCTGTAGGCTGCAGTACCGCTTGATTGAATTTTAAATCGTATGTCTCTTTGTCGTCGATAAACTGGCTAACAGTATCAAGTTTGCTTCCGCTATCTGCCAGAATATCTCCCACTACTGTTTGTGATATTCTCTTAAGGGTTTGCTGGTCCTTGACAATGTTCTCCCATTCCTTATTGTACTGCTCTCTCGCGACTGCTGGGTCCCCACCATTAGCTACGTAGTTAGTCCATTTACGAATACTCTTCTCACTGTTCTTCGCGGAAGTCTGAGCATCTCCTGCTTTGTTTCTAGCTAGAAATATAGCTGTTCCTCCTAGAGATCCTGCTAGAAGCTTATTTGATTTAAGAGCGTTCGCTGCCGTTGCTGCTGTTAAAGAAGATGCACTGACTGCTGTTGCTACTGAACCCCCAACAACTCCACCTGCTAGAGTTCCGCCTGCAAGTCCTGCAGCGTTTGCTAGTACCTGTGTTCTCTGTTGTTCTTGAGCAACTTCGGGGTTGACATCGGGAAGTGGTATCACTTGCCCTGTAGCTGTTGCTTGTTCGAGTGTTGGCTGGATAGTATTATTATCTGGTACTACACCAATCTGTTCATTGGGAATAAGATTTGCTGCTTGTTCGATCTTTCTCTTCTCGAGGTTAGATGCTAGAATCTGAGCTTCAACTGCTGCTCGTGCTGCTTCAAGCTCTGCGCTCTTTGCTGCAATCTCGCGCGGATCATTTTCACGTATACTTCGGCTAGCAAGTTCTCGAGCTGTCTTTGGTGCAGAATCTCCTAGACCTGTTTGTCCAGCCAGCTTCTCTCGTTGTCTGACAAAGTCTCGTCCAGCTTCTCGTCTAGGCTTACGACTCTCTATTTCTTCTTTTTGAGCTGCTCTAGCAATCTCAGCAGTATTACGAATACGTGGTGGCATTATCTCCCGACTCCTGCGGTTGTATCACTTGGTTGAAAGCTTGTTCCTTGCTGCGAGTCCTTCCCTTCATCACTGAGGAGTTCATTCTTGAGACTTGCTGGGAATTCGAGTTCTATCTTGAGCTGGAGTTGTTCCCATACCTGCATTTCAATATCTCGTTGTTCATCTTCTACGCTCTGCTCGAATGATAGATATGCAATCTTAGCGGTAGACTCTGTGAATTCACCACTATTGCCTAGAACAATCTGTGGAATACCTACCACTTGATAGAAGTAGTCTTTAAGGTGTTCTCTCCATGGAAGAGGGTTAAGGGTAGCATTCACTGGGACTGCAATAAGTTCTTGTTCAACTGCGCCTTTAGGAATGTATAGGTTCTCTCCTTTATTGACTGCTGCATCGAACTTGCTCACCAGCTCATCGATCTTGTTTACATCGTCAGTATCGAGGATGAACTTGTGCATCGGTTTAACGAAACGGTGTTGTAACTTCTTCATGTCTGCGAATGATTCCTTGTTAGCTTTGATGATTTCTTCAACTGCTTCAATAACTCCACGTCCATGGATCTCGTCTGCAACTCGGTCTTTTGTGAGATGGAAGATCTCGTTTGGCTGAAGTTTCTTTATACCTTTATTGTCTGGTACTTTCGACATTATCTCGTAGTAATCAATCATGCCTTTCTCATCCGCAACAATCTT